TTAGGTGGGTACGGCTGTGCCAAGATAGTAGACGAAGATGTCGCTGTTGCCTCCAGTCAGGCCTGGGCAAGTGAGGACCACGCGGTTTGATGACTCCACACCAGGTTCGTCTACAAACAGTATTTCAGAAGAGGCGGCTTGGCCACTTTGATAAAGCTGGTAGCGGTAGTTGGTGTTAGCGGAGATCACGTTGGGTCCGACGGTGATGTTGCCCCCGATGGCCGAGAATCCCACGAACCCGGAGGCGCTGCCGCTGACGATCATCACAATCATGTAATAACCGGCCTGCGACAACACAAACGTGGTTTGTGGTACCGTGGGTGACATGTACAATCCCTGAACGTTAGAATACCTAATGACTCCACCTGTGGTCCCAAGCACTGCTGCGGTCGCGCAGGTACCGGCAGCTGAGCCGGCAATGTGCGCGAACCCCGAGGCCAATGGGTTGAGCCTGGGCTTCTTGAGCTTAACGTGGTAGGTCACCCAGAGCTCCCCGACGACGTTGGCCGGGCAACCCTGGGTTGCAATCTGAAACGTTCCCAAATCATAGTTGGTGAGGGATGCACCGACCGGTACTGTGCCGGTGCGTACGTAGGAGGTGTTCGTGAGACGCGAGTCTGGCGCGCACTCGACGGGGTGAAATCCGTTCATGTAGGGGGCCACGGCTGTGGAGTACTCCGACGACTCCATGGCAACCTTCGTGTGAAAGTTGGGGTCGTACGGGTCGTAGCCGGTGGCCATGATGACGGTTCCCATGGCGGTGTTGGACCCGCTTATCATACCACTAGTTGGGCGGTACTCAAAGACAAGTCCCTTCATCTCGTACTGATCGAAATTGGCAGCGATGTTCGCTAACAGGGGAAAGGTGGTGACAAGGCCGGGATTGAGAGCGAAGGCCGTCAGCGTAAACGCTGACGTGCCTGTGATGTCTGCGATGAATTCCCGGTGGGAGATTTCGACACCATCCCCGTGGTTCATGAAAGTCGGTACAGTTGCACCGGCCAACACAGTGTTCGAGTTGAGCTTGTACTCGCCAAAACCCGTAAGGCGGGAAATGATTGATCCGCCAAGGCCACCCACAATCCCCCCGATCGGTCCACCAAAAGACGAGCCGATCGCTCGGCCCGCTTCCTCGAGGCGGTTAGTTCGTGGGGCGGAGTTAGCCTTCTTGGGACGCGCTTTTCTCGGCGTCTTCTTGGGCGCATTCTTCTTCTTTGCCATGGCAGAGGAGTCCCACAATGGAGACGTAGATGATCAGCCAGGCAGTGATGATGATGGCAGCAAATGGATCCGTTTGTGCTATGTTACACTAGATTACTTTGGGGTGCTTGTCTAGATCAACTCCAAGCTTGCCCCGGTGGATTAGGATCTCAAGATGTTGAGGTCGATGAGGTTCTGAATCCCATCGCGGTTGGGTTGGTAGTATACGACACGTGATTTCAACGTTTGTTCGATCTCTTCCTGTACGTCGGGCTCAATGCCAAACGCGGCATAGAACGAGTACCGAGTCATAGGATGGACAGGCTTTGCGGAGTTGTCCAGACCCCGCGCCATAAAGTCCATCCCGGTCGGTGCTCGCTCTAAGGTTTTGCCGCCACGGCCCGCATCAAAGAGTGAACGGTAAAGTGCAGTGTAGATGGGGATGTGTCCGGCCAAGTGTAGCCCACACTCTCCGATCATCCTGCACGCATTGAGCCATTCTTGTTTACTGTCACCGAGGCCGAACGCGATGAGGTCCTTGTCGACAGCAGTGATGTCGCGGACCATGATCCAACCCTCGGGCGTCCACACAGGATGCGCTTGACAGAACTCAATGCGTTCGAACTGGTCAACAGGCTCCTCCACCTTCATGGTGAAGCCCATTTCATGGAACCACACTTTGAGATTCGCACAGAACCTCTCAGCGTCCCGACGCTCCAGGATGACGACACAGTCGTCACCATTGTTGGCCAGCTCAAACTTCAGTTTTAGTTCGTCGCAATAACTCCAAACCAAGGCACACATTAGCAAACAATTGCCCAGCGAGGTGTTCATGTCCCCGCTCATCCGGCACCCGTCGACGACATATCGAACGGAGCCATCATCGCAGTGTGCCACACCACGGTTCTTAAGCTGCATGGAGAGAAGCCACTTGAGGTACGAGTCGCCAGGGTACCATTGCTGGTACCTCGCGTGCTCCCACCGTAGGTGGCCGGGTCGAACATGT